CTACAACATATTAAGGAGTTCAGAAACAGTTTTCCGTGAGTAACCTAAATCTTTAGCAATTCGGGTTATGGATTTCTTCCCGTTCAAATCAATGTATTCTACAATACGTTGTCTTTTATACTCTGCAAGCTCTTTGCTACCTTTGGCGGGCATTAAGTATTGATACGGACCAAATAGTTGTTCATCTTTCCTCAATGTTTTTGCGTTATAAGGAGAAATTCTAGTCAACTCTTTAAAAGTGATCCATTTATTTTCACTAAGGAGCTGTTGAGTTTCATTGTAACGTTTTCGGTAAGTTTCAACCAGACGTTCTTCATAAATAACATCTTTGTCATCGATAGCGATAGTAATATCCAATGTTATCTTACCGTTAACGATTGCATGTAAGATCAGTTCATTAGTTTGGGGTCTATAAGTGGCCGTTGGAAATAGCGCACCTAATAAGCGTTGCTTATCTCCTTCATCAAGAAGCCTATCCATATCTTTTATAATGACGAAATATTGTATAACGGTATTGTAATTGAGCCGTTGTTCACGAATCAATTTAAGTTTGTTTTCACGATTTTTTAATTGTTCTTGAAGGCCTTTTATTTCTTGCTCAAATGAAAGTTTTCGTTCGTCCAACTTTTCTTTCGACCAGGTTCCATCCAAGTATAAGTCTAATAAATTATCTAACTTAGAGTTTGTATCTAATAGCTTCTTCTTCAAGTGTTTAACTTCTTTTTCAATTAAATGGACATCTTCTTCATTGTATTCCGTTTGGAAATACTTTTGTGCTGTTTCCTCACTTTTTAATATATCTTGTAATGCAGCAATAAGAGGTCTTTTTATTCTGTCTGTATTAATACTTGGATTTGCACTACATTTATTGTTCACATATTCTACAGCATGTTTAAGGTAATATTTAGAGCTATCCCCATGAGTGCTACCTTTCCTAACACTTAAAATATGATTGCAATCTGCACACTTTATACTTATATTGCGAAGAAAATGAAAATCACTAGATGGATATACCATATGTCTCTTTTGCAATGTCGCTTGAATTCGCTCGAACGTTTCTTTTGTACGTAAAGGTGGATAGACACCCTCAACTTCTATAGTTTCATTCGGAAATTCTCTTCTTAAAATGCCGTGGTAACAAGGATTAATTAATTTATTACGTACCTGAACAGCAGTCCATTTCCGATTGCTGGAGGTTTTAACAACACTATTTAAATATTCAGCTATCCGATGTAAGCCCATTTGTTCTTCTAAATACAATTGATCGATGCGCGGAATTATCCAAGCATACTCTTCATTAATAGTAAGTTCTTTTGTATTTACATCGTAATGATACTCATCTGGTTGCTTACCCCAAACTTTGCCTTCTCGTGTATATTGTCTTAAACCACGCATCATTCGCCTTACAATAGAGCGTTTTTCACGTTTTGCGATTAAGTTTTTAATATCACTTATAAATTCATCATCTTCGTTCGATAAATCAGTCACATTGCCAGGTTCAGCAATCTTTACGTTATTCTCACGCAATGCCTGTTTTAAATATTCCCATTCAATAGTATCTAACCTGGAGAGCCTGTCCTGGTCTACACACAGGACCACATCAACTTTTCCTTCATCTACACAATCAAGTAAAGCCTCAAGCCCAACTTTATGAAGTTTCCCACCAGAGTCTACATCTTTAAAAATATCAACGATAGTCCATTTTTGTTCAAGTGCATATCTTGTTAATTCTAATTTTTGCGATGATAAACTGTATCGATCTTCTTGTAATTTTGTAGATACTCGTATATATATTGCTACTCGCAAAATGGCTACATTCCTTTCTAAAAGAAAAGAGCATGCAAATGAGCTTCCTCTTTCTTCTTATTACTTTAATTGCTAACGTTAGAATTAAAATTTAAAGTGTATTTCCATAAAAAATTACTTTACCAAAAATTTTCAAATCATTAAGGGTATCTGTTTTAATTGGTATATCCTTATACATTTTATCAGTTGATTCAGCCTTGAAGAGGACAAAGCCCTCTAGTTCATTTGGACAAAAACGCTTCAATGAGTATTCATTGTTATAGCTGAAAATAACAATATCCCCATCTTTGTATTGATGTAAATCTAACGGCCTTGCAATAACAATTCCACCATCTTTAACTACCTTATTCATCGAGTCACCATTAACGGTCATTGCAAACAAATCTTTACATTCGCTGTATTTCCCCAAAAATTGAGAAGGCATCGTAATAAACTCGACACTATCGGTTGTAACGCCTTCAACTTCAGCAAGGGCACCAGCAGCGACTGAACCATACAATGGTAGTTTTAACGCATCAGCTCTTAATAGATAGTTGTCCTTTTCTTCTTTCACAAAATCTTTACCAACAACATCGCGTATGTACAATGGTGCAGTTGGGTCAAAGAAGATTTGAGGATTAACATTGTGAACTTCCATCAATTGAGTAATAACTTTCTTCGGCAGTTCTCGTCGTCCTCTAATGTAGTTGTTGAATGCGGCCTTTTTTACGCCAATGGTTTCTGCAAATTTATCTTGCTCTAACCCACTGTTCTTAACAATCTTTTCCAAAATATTAATTATGTCCATTTCCATATTGTCACCTCCTTCTACACATATTATACACCTAAATACACAATATGTGAACAATCTTAATTATTTTTATTGACAGTACACAATATGTATATTAATCTATTACCAAGGAGGTGTCGGAGATGAGAAAAGAAGTAACATTCCCAAAACTTAGGGGCGCTATCGCTTCTATGGGCATTTCACAAAAAGGATTAGTTTCTTTAATGGAAGAGAAAGGGTTAGTTATCACTCCAAGTTCATTGAGTAATAAGATTAATGGAGAAAGAGATTTTAAGCGTACTGAAATGCAAGTAATCTCTGAAATACTTGGTGAAAGTCCTGTAGATCTTTTTTTTAATGTTGAGTACACAAATTGTGTACTCAAAGAAATGAAAAGCAAAACTGCATAAATTGAAAAACAAAGTGAATGGAGGTAATAAGAATGGATCTTACTGTTATCCGGGAACTTGCTGATATTAATGGGGATTTACCAAAAAAGTTGGCATTACTTTCACAAGTAAATGCCAACTCAGCTTTAAAAATATTACAGGCTTGGGGAAATGGAGAAAAACCATTACGTGAGTTATGGAAAGAAGTAAATAACGCACTAGAGGATATCCCGTCCATTTAAAGCCATACGTCAAAATGACGTTACCCTTTGCGCTTATTGTTCCGAACACAATAAGCAACTCTGCAAAATATACAACTCTATTATGTTTAACCTAACATCAAAAGTCAAAGGGGGTTTCTCAATGACCCAGTTAGAAGTTATGGAATTCAAAAATTTACGAGTATTAACAACCCATCAATTAGCTGAATCATTTGCTACAAGTGATAAAACGATAAATAGAAACTTTCAACGTAATCAGGAACATTATATAGAAGGACTTCATTATTTTGCACTGACAGGTGAAGTTTTAAAGCAATTCAAAGCCTCACGTCAAAATGACGTCAGCCTTAAATTTGTTTCAACTTTGTACCTTTGGACAGAAAAAGGAGCATGGCTTCACGCAAAATCATTGAATAATGATAAAGCTTGGCAAGCGTATAACATGCTCGTTGATAGCTATTATGCACTTGTTAATGAAGCAAAAAACACAATCAACCCATTATCAATTACAACCCAACAATGGAAACAACTAGAAAGTAAGGTGGAAATATTGGAAAAAGCATTGCAAGAAGTAACTTTGCACTCTGGAGAACAAATCCGCGTTAGAAAAGCTGTTGGAGATCGTGTCGCTCAGTTGGCTAGAAATACACCCGGAGCGCGTAGAGCATTATTTCGCTCGCTTTACTCATCAATAAAAGAACGGTATCAAGTTGGTTCATACCGAGATGTAAGGCAGCACGAGTTACAGGATTGTTTACGCTATATACACTCATGGAAAGGTGGAAAGAAAGCTAATGGCTGAAAGAATTGATGGAGCAATCTATGAGGGGCTATTATCCAAAGGATTCGGTCTAATTCCTAGAATGGTCACAAGAGATAAAGAATTAAGCATAGAAGCCAAAGCGATATATGCATACCTTTCTGCATTTGCAGGGAATAACTCTGAATCTTTCCCAAGTGTGAACTTAATCTGTGATGAATTAAATATTTCAGAAAAAAGATATTACAAATACAGAAAGTCTTTGCTAGAAAAGGGTTATATCCGTGTGAGAAGAGAGAGGCTGGACAAAGGGTTTTCAAAAAATTATTACGAGATTGTACAACAGATATCAACAAAAAATGAAAATTCCGTATACGGTCAAAACGTAAGTGTACAAAATGTAAGCGTACAAAATGTAAGCAAACAAAATGACGGAACTAATAATAGCAGTATTACTAATAGCAGTATTACTAATAACAATAACAATAATATTAATAAGCCGGACAAGTCCGCCGATATTGCTTTGCCTTATGACCTTATCATTAATTACCTTAACACGATGGCAGGTACTAATTATCGTCATACAACTAAAAAAACACAGCAATTAATCAAAGCTCGTTATGCAGAAGGATTCACAACCGAAGACTTTAAAAAAGTAATCGATGTAAAAACAAAAGGGTGGTTAAATGACCCAAGGTGGGCACAGTATTTAAGACCAGAAACCCTATTTGGAACAAAATTCGAATCTTACTTAAACGAAAAGGTAGGTGGTAAACATGAAGCCTTTAGCAAACAATCTACCAAAGAGTATCCTGACGGCGTTAACTTCTAATGAATGCGACAAGCACGGTAAGCCAATGCCTCTCATGATGATTGATGGAATAGAAGTCTGTCCAAAGTGTGAGCTAGATAAAGAGAATGCTAGAGTCGTAAAAAGCATGGAGGATGAAGTATTAGAACGTGAGAGAAATAAACGAAAAAATACATTGTATTATCGTTCAGTGTTTAGTGACCAATCAATAAAAGATGCCGGATTTAAAAATTATGAAACGCGTACTGACGAGGAACGAACAAATAAAGAACTAGCAATAAGAGCAATAAACCATTACAAGTCAGGGAAAATTTTCACAACGTTGTTTAGGGGAGAACCAGGCGTTGGTAAATCCCATCTCGCTATGGCGATAGTTCGATCATTAAATGAAATGCTAGATGTAGAATGTGCATTCATAAACGTTAGGCGAATGTTGATTATGATAAAAGGCTCTTTTAATGACAAAGACAGCCCATATACACAACTATACTTTACTAATTTATTATCTCGTGTCGATTATCTGGTTTTAGATGACTTAGGCAATGAATCTGGAGACGAAGAGGCATCTAAGTGGGTAAAAGAAATTCTCACAGAAGTATTAGAATCAAGACAAAGTAAACCGACTATTGTTACTACCAATTACAGACGAGAATTCTTATATAAAATTTATACAAAAGCATTAGTATCAAGGCTGTTGAAAAATGCAGCACCTATAACATTTGAAGACACAACAGACAAACGCATACAGCCGTTTGATCTCAATCAGGAGGTAGAGTAGTTATGGAAAAAATTAAAATCAGTCAACAAGTGGCATCTGCAATAAAAGCATACTTCAACAACTCAAACACAGAAACAGAGCGTGCCGCAAAGATATCATTACTAGATGCTCACGCAAATCGTTTGAATAATCCTAATGTCTCACGGTGGGCAGAAGTAAATGAAGATTGCGCTGCGCTAGATCAATTAAATCTCTACGAACTATCTGAAATACTGGTGAGAGGTTATGAAGTAATTAAAACACCTGAAGAAATTGTGATGGAAATCTACAATGCACCAAGTGGTAGTTACTCTTTTGAACATCAAAAAGGCGTCCAAAAAGGCATTGCCTTGATGGCACAAGCATACAACATTCCACTTGAAGGAGTGAGTTTCGAATGAAACCAACATTTATAGGCTTCGGACCAACAACAGCAAAGGCGGTAATCTTCTGGTTAAAAGAAGACGACATCGTATCGAAAACGGTTTGCTACAGCGAGCAGGATCTTCAAGACATGCTGGACAAGCATAGTACGCTAGGTAGTTTGTACAATTCTTTTGATTACGAAGTTGAGTATATAAATGCTCATGAGGGGGTTGCGTGATTAAGGCGCAGTTGTAATATGACAGGCCATTATGAAATTGGTTGGGTTCTTACTCGTATAGACAACGAAGAGAATTATTTCTTATCTGAATATGGAGGTAAAAACTCTCTTGATTTTGGAGGGAGAATACTAGGTGTAATTCGAGAAATAGAATAAAAGAAAATTTGTATATCGACCAAAGAGCGACATATCAGAAAGGAGGGCAAATTGTGAAAGGTGTTTGCATTAATACCGGAGCTTCAACAAATCTAAAAGAGGGAGAACAATATTTTCTATTCGAACATGGTCCAGTTCATTACTATGCTAGTAGATTCGAACGTAAGGGCGCACATTTTGGAGCGTTTGAAAGAAAATTATTTGATGTCTTTATAGAACGTTCTGCAAGTAAATGGCCGCCGGAACCACCTTGTATAAAAGTGTCATTAGACAATTCAAAAGTATATAAAGCTGATTTGGTATGGCGTAAAGAAGCATACAAGGATAAGCCTTTAGGGGTCTACTACATCCGGCTAGTGAAAACGCATTGTTGGTTTTACTTTGATTCTCAAATGAAAAAGCCAGGAGGTTGTTTCCCTATCCATTGGTTTGATGGATTCCAAGAGCATGATTCAGAAATGCAGCAAGAAATATTAGAGCTACCGAAAAATGAATGGGAGCAAATGCAATTGTTTTAAATATCGATCAAGAGAGGTGAAAGTATATTTATGACCATCGATAGCATGGATTTAAGTGTACGTGCACATCACACATTGAAAAGAGCAGGTATTATACACATATCCCAACTCAGAAATATGTCAGATAAGGAACTATTGAGCATAAAAAATTTCAATCAAAAATGCTTAGAAGAAGTGAAAATGAAATTTATGAGGGAGGTAAATAAGAGTTGAAAGTTGATAGAGTTCAGAATCAGCTAGGTAGAAGAAAGCCATATGAAAGTTTCTTTGAAATGCAGCATAACCAGCAGAAAGCAGGCAATCCAGTTGTCCCTTTCGACAAAGATTTTATAAACGTGATGGAAAAAGAGGGATATAAAATTTCCGAAGATTTTGAATCCTGGAGAAAAAAAGAAATGACACCTGAAGTAAAGTTGGCTAGATTGTATGACGCAGCAAAAAGAGGTTCTGAAAATCCATTAATACAAGAAAAGTCACGCCAACATCATAAGGGTTATGCAAAAGGGATATTAGCAGTATTGAACATCCTAGAAATTACTGTAAACGGGATTAATTCAACAAACGATGGAGGAATGAGATAAATGAGTCATTATTTTTCAGCACAGCAATTATTAGAAATGGAACAATCAGTCGAAAATTTGAAAGCCGTAATGTCGATAATGATTGAAGGATATGCAGTAAGCGCTAAATTTAAACGTGAAAAATATGAAGCTCTTCTACGTGAAGGATTCAGCGAAACACAGGCTATGCAAATTGTCATTGCAGGAAAAGATGACATAACTTTATAACAAAAAGGAGTTGATAAAATGTTAAATACAGAAGAACGTGCAGCTATGATTGATACGCTTGTGGTTTTTGGGATATACCCAAGATCTGTATACGAAAATTATAATGATGAACGATTAGTTGAAGAATATGACCGGGTAGTGGGCGGGAAGTAAGGTGATTAAGATGGAAGAACAAATGAATATTTATGAAGTCTTTCAAGAGCAAGACGATATAATGGCTATTCAAAAGAAAATTAGTCGGCTACAAAAGCCAGGACAGCGCATTGTTACGGATAGTGCAACCATAACAAAAGCATCTAGATTTTTTGATGTGAAGTCAGGTCCATGGCACGAAATCATTTACACGCCAGACAGTGTTGTAGACTTTTTAAGCAGAACGCTAGAGGGAAGGATTAGCGGAAGAACGGAGGGGACACTGTGAGTAAAAATGAAGATATCAAAGCAATAGATTTATCAGAAGATGCCGTATATGTCGTATGTGATAATAAAATTACAAAGCTAGACTCTCCTTCTACCGGTTTCGGAAAGCAAGAAGTTACTTGGCAAAAAGGTAAGCCGACTCATAGCGAAATAAAGTACACGCAAATGTTGTTTTGATTAAAATATAAAGGAGTGCGGGAAAAAAATGAATATTTTGAAGTAACAACAGATGGGCTTTTTAATGGACCATGCGCGGTTTATGTTAAATCTAACACCAAAGAAGAAGCTATAAATATAGCACTAGTAAAACTTAATGAAGAATGGGAAGGCATATTAGAAGGATATGAAAATAAAGAGTTTACAATACATGCTGTAACAATTTTGAATGATACAAATTCTTATTTAACATATGAATAAAAATTTGAACGAGACTTTTTCACAAGAAAGGTGTAATTCATATTTATAAAATCTAGAAAATATGTTAAAATAATGATAGTTTAATAGGCTTATCGGAAAAACCGGGAGCGTTAGATAAATGCAGGTAGGGCTGCGTTTATTTAGCGCTCTTTTTTATTTCTAAGGGGTGAAGAAAAATGGAAAATACCAAAGAACTAATTAAAGAATTAGTGAAAGTATGGATATCTAATGCAAGAAGATGTTTAAAAGCATTAGCTAATTTTTTTAACAAAATCAGAGATAACATTATCGAAGCTTTTAAGAAGCTTCGCAAGCACTATCCAAAACCTGAAACGAAGAAAAATTTCCATAAACAACAAAGTCACCAATTAAATTTTAGTAGACCATTAATTAAACACCAGGTGATGGACAGGAAACCCAAAAACATTATTAGAAGAATTTTTTAACTTAAATATCAAGCTGTTTAATACTATTTAAAAGATGGAGGATGTTTAATATGCGTACTAGACAAAGATTAAAAATGTTAAAGCAAGTGGCTGAAAAACAAGCCCTTAAACTAAATGGATTCGGTTATAATACAAAAATCACAAAAATAGACAATACAAATGATTTTGTAGTACATGCGGATAATGGAAAAGAAGAAATTACTATTTTTGTTGACAGACAAGACAGTCCCTTTCATACATGGACACTTAAAAAGCGTTAGGAGTGAGCGACTTGGAAGAACTATTACATGAGTATAGACAAACGAAAAAAGAAACAGTCGCCATGCTAGATCAAATCAAAGAAAAAATAAACCAGATAAATGAGAGTCTTGAAGGCCTATCGAGAAGAAGTGTAGCAAAGAAAAATAAGCTAAACGAAAAAAAGAAACAGTTAGAAAATGATAAAACTATAATTTCGAGCTGGATATCCAACCTAGACTACTCTATCAAATGGATGAGTACAGGGAGAAAACCTGGAAGCTTGAGAGGTGCAGAAAGGCGTGCTGCATATGAGCGTGAGAAACCCTTTGACCCAATAATCATGCAGCACTATTTCCGTAGCAATCAACCTGAATATCCTTGGGATACCAGAACGATGCATGAATCTTTATTAAGTGTAGATGAACATCAAATTCTTGACTATGTATTAAGGCCGTTAACTGAAAGAGAGAGAGAAGTATACACGTTGGCCCGTGGTAAATGTAAGTCTCAATACGAAATAGCTGAGATGCTCTTTATAACTCGAAATACCGTTAAAACTATTTTAAGAAGGGCAGAATGCAAGATTCAAAAGGCTTTAGCTGAGTATAAGGAGATGAATATGTAATGGAATTTGTACAGCCTTTGCGTTCAAAAGTTGAAATTAAAGATATGAAAGCTGAATTACGCACCCAGTCTGAAAGGAATTATATTTTATTCATGATTGGGATTAATGCAGGGTTACGAGTATCGGATATATTGTCTCTTAAAGTGCGTGATGTCCGTGGAGATCATATCAAGGTAATAGAACAGAAGACTAAGAAAGTAAAACATATAGCCATCAATGACTCTCTAAAAAAAGCGTTATCACATTATATTCGTAACAAACAAAATAATGAGTACCTAATTAGAAGTCGTGTAGGAAAGAACAAACCTATAAGCAGATCTATGGCCTATAAGATTATCAAAGCCGCAGCTGATAGCTGTGGTATTAGTGATATAGGAACACATACAATGCGCAAGACATTTGGTTATCACATCTATCAAAAAGAAAAGGATGTGGCCGCATTGCAGAAGATATATAATCACTCAGATCCCAAGATAACGCTTAGGTACATTGGCATTGAACAAGATTATCAAGATGCAATTGTACGAAACAATAACCTCTGACAAACAATTCCGTAGTGAGTACCTTAACCGCACCAACTACTCATAAAAAGTAAAAGTGTGAATTGAACAAAAATAAATTTAAAAAACCAGTAGTATCAAGGGTTTAAACCTAGTGAGCGAATTACACAGAATATAAAGATATAGTGAATTCAAAAAAAGGTGTCACCCACTTGCCCTTAAGTAGTGAAAAGCAACTTTCAATTACGGAAATCGGTTGAAGTGACTGGTGTTCAAAAACTCAGTCTTATCAATGGTTTGAGGGCTATTTTTGAACGCCAAAATCAGCGCGGGTCCTTCCCGGGTGGGGTGCCCTTTGCGGGGCATACGACGCCCGAAAAGCTCTCGCTTTTGAAAAAAATTTTTTACTACGGAATTACGGAATTAGAGGTGATATTGTGGAGGGCATCAAAGAAACTGAAAATGGTCGTGTAATTATATCGTCAAAGCGTCTTTGTTCCCTGCTTGATATAACTGATAAGACTTTAACGAACTGGGCGCGAGATGGTTTAGAGAAGGAAAGTCGAGGGTGGTGGGATTTACAAAAGGTTCTAGCGTGGAGAGGCCTTACAAACGACAGTGCAACACCAGGTGAAAAAAAAGCTAAGACACTAATGCAGAAAAAACTCGAAGCTGAAGTGGCTTATAAAGAAGCACAAGTTGAACTGACGCAATTTAAAAATGCATTAGCAAATGGTGAGTATGTTGAACGTGATGTAGTACAAAGTGAACTTTCACGTTTCTTTATAGTATTTAAAAAATCAACCCTAGGGCTCTCTAAGAATTTAGCTGGTATAGTTGCTGGCTATGTAGACAATACAGAAGCAAGGCGTGTTGAAAGAGACTTAAACGATATTATTTTAGAAGCTTTAGATCAGATGAGCGTGGAGGGTGTTTATAGTGCGCGGAAAAAGAAAAAATAGTGGCTATGAATGGCCTGACTATATTTCTGACGCACTTAAAGTCTTGACACCACCAGAGAAATTAACTGTTTCTGAATGGGCTGAAAAATACCGTATATTAGATTCTAAATCATCAGCGCGTCCTGGTCCTTGGCGAAATCATGTCACTCCATATCTTAAAGAGATTATGGATGAATTTAACTCGATAGAAACAGAAGAAATTATATTTATTAAGCCTACACAGGTAGGTGGGACAGAGGCATTAAATAATGCTTTAGGTTATGTGGTCATGCAAGATCCTTCACCTGTCATGATTGTTTACCCGACAGAACCATTAGCAGAGCATGTCTCTGAAAACAGATTACAACCAATGCTAAAACTTCAACCTGAATTAAAAAAACGATTCAATGAATTACGTACAAGTAAACTCGAAATACAGTGTGAAGATATGTTTATTGCATTAGCGGGTTCTAATTCACCCTCAGGGCTTTCTTCTCGCCCTGTTAAATACGTATTACTTGATGAAGTAGACAAATATCCTGGAGCGAGTAAAAAAGAGGCCGATCCAATTAAGCTTGCAAAGGAGCGTACTAAAACCTTTCCGGACAGAAAAATTTTTCTGGCGTCTACACCAACATTAAGAACAGGGCATATTTGGAAAGCAAAAGAAAATGCAGATATTGAAAAACACTATTTTGTCCCATGTCCTCATTGTGGGGATTATATTGAGCTAAAACTGCAGCAGATTAAATGGAGTCAAGATGACAAATTTCATATGCTGATAAGGCTGAAACTGCAAAATACGTTTGTCAAGAATGTGGTGGAATCATTGAAGATAGACATAAACCAACCATGTTAAATGGGGCGCTGGCAGATTGTAAAACAACGAACGCAATTCCCAAAGAAAGTAGCTTACTGGATGAATACTTTGTACTCTCCTTTGTTAAATTTAGCGAGATTGCTAAAGAATTCCTTACGACAAAAGACGATCCAGAAGAATTTCAAAACTTTGTTAACTCTTGGTTAGCAGATCCTTGGGAAGATACCAAGTTAAAGACAAATGCAGAAACAGTTTTAGAAGCCCAAACGGAGTTGGAAGAGTTTGTCATTCCAGAATGGGCGGAGTTATTAACTGGCGGTGTAGACGTTCAAGAATAGCTTGTATTGGACAATTAGAGCTTGGGGCAAACATATTACAAGTCAAAACATCGCACATGGTCAGGCGTACTCTTTCAAAGAAGTTGAAAAAATAATGAATAGTGAGTTCCTAAAGCCTGACGGAACGCCAATGATAGTTAACTTGGCAGGAATAGATAGTGGCGATCAAACAGATTTAGTTTATGAGTTTTGCGCCAATAATTCAGAGTGGGCCATACCAGTTAAAGGACGCCCAGCTGGAGAAAGTAATTATAAAATTTCTAGTGTGAATAAGTCAGCATCTAATGCACATGGAATGCAACTTCTTTTGGTTAGTGGTGGCAATTATAAAGATATGATTGCTAATCGTATGAGAAGAAAACCAGGAACTAACGGTGCTTGGATGGTTTATAAGGGCTGTGATCGTGAATATGCAGAACAAGTAACTGCAGAACACAAAATTAATAGTAAAGGGCCTGCAGGAAAAAATAAATTAGTTTGGGTACCTAAAACAAGCCATGCAGACAACCATTACTTAGATACAGAGGTTTACGCATTTGCAGTCGCTGAATTATTGGGCGCGTACTATGCATTTAACTGAAATTGAAGAAGAGTCAGAAGAAAAAACTGAAGATATCAATATACAAACGATGGATGCAAATGATAGTTGGTTGAACGGAAATAAAAATGCTTGGTTATAAAAAGAGAGGTGATAAGTAATGACACTAAACGAGCAATTAGAACAAGTACAAGAAGCTATAGCTGCGATTGAAATTGCAGGACAAATACCAAATAGGTTCCAGACGACTTAAACGGGCGGATTTAGGATTGCTTTACAAGCGAGAAAAGGAATTGCAGGCGCAAATTGAATATGAAGACAGCGTTAGTAATTCATTTGCTAATACGTCAGTAGCTTATTTTGATAGACGGTAGGTGACGAAATGAACTTAATCGATAGAGCTGCAGGTTGGATCTCGCCAAAGTGGCAATATGAACGAAAGGCATGGAGGCAAGCCTCTAATCAGATCCGGAATTATGATGCAGGAGCAGATGACCGGTTGAATGCTAGTTGGCGTAATGTAACAACAGGTACAGCGGAGCAAACAGATGTTATGTATCGCGACACATTACGTACTAGAGCAAGAGATTTGGAACGAAATAGTGATATGGCTGAATCAATTATTCTTGCTTTCGAGAAAAATATAGTTGGCTCAGGTTTTAAACTGCAAGCAACTACAGATGATGAAATCCTAAATTCTAAAATCGAAGAGTTGTTTAAAGAATGGTGTAAAGCTAGAAACTGTGATGTTACGGTCAACAATCATTTAATGAAATTTGCAGGATGGTTGTTCGTCGAAAGAAAATCGACGGCGGTATTATCCTTGTTAAACGGTATACGGCTGAAGGAACAGTGCCATTTTCACTTCAAATTAGAGAGGTTGATGACTTAGATACCATGTTGAATAGTAATGCCGATAAAAGAATCGTGAACGGGATTGAGTATACACCTTTCAACAAGCCAATTGCTTACTATTTAAAAAAATATGATGTCACAGGTTTGTATATTCAAGACTCTGAAAGAATTGAAGCGAAGGACGTTATTTTTCTTTGGAATAAGCGAAGACCAAGCCAAATTCGTGAAGTAAGTGAGATGGCACCAACTCTTAGCAGAATACGTGATGTAAATAGCTATATGGAAGCTGTATCTGTAAAAGAACGTGTAGCAGCTTGTTTATCTGCATTATTAAACGAGCTATGCCACAAGGTGGGTATGGCCGAACAGGTACCACTACAAAAGATAAAAATTATCAAGGGAAAACTTTATCACCCGGTATGATCATGGAGTTAAATCCAGGAGACGATGTAGCAGTAGTAACGCCACCGGGGCAAGGTTCGACTGCAGCTGAATTTGTTCGTTTGCAACAACGTATGACAGGAGCAGGGCAAGGGCTTTCCTATGAAGCTATTTCAAGAGATATGTCACAAGTGAATTACTCTAGTGCAAGACAAGGCTTATTAGATGACCAAAAAACATATGAGATTGAACAAGAATACTTAGTGAATCATATGTTATCTGAAATCTACGAGTCTTTTTTAATATCAGCAGTTTTGGAGCTATCCAAATTAAAGATTTTTGGACAAATAAAAGTGCATATTTAAAGCATAGTTGGACAGCGCCAGGCATGAAGTGGATTGACCCTGCTAAAGAGGCGAATGCAAATAAAACATCTCTTGATACAAATCAAACAACACTATCGATATTGCAGCTTCAACAGGCAAGGATTGGAAAGAAATAATTGACCAACGGGCTAGGGAACTTGAATATATGCGACAAAAGGGGGTGATAAAAGATGAAATGGAATCAGTTACTGACTAGGGAAAGTCAGACAAAAGAAGGCAATATGCAAAGACACTTTTCAGGAGTTAGCATTAGGCAAATTGATGATGCAACGCGTCAAGTTGAATTAAGCTTTTCTTCTGAAGAACCTTATGAACGATGGTTTGGCCCTGAAATATTAAGCCATGAACCTGGTGCTGTCGATCTCACTAGAATTAACGAAATTGGTTGTTTGCTGTACAACCATAATCGAGACAAAGTAATAGGGAGAATTGATGAAGCATGGTTGGATGGCAATCGTGCAAAAGCTTTAGTCACATTTGATGATGATGAGAGCGACAAGATTTACAAAAAGGTTAAATCAGGAACGTTGAAAGGCGTATCTGTAGGTTATCAAGTAGATTCTTGGGAAGAAGTACAGGCTGGCAAGGTATCAAGTAACAACAAATTCATCGGGCCTTGTTCAATTGCTTTGCGATGGTACCCATACGAGATTTCTATAGTGAGTATTCCGGCTGACCCATCTGTAGGTGTGGGGCGTTCGCGAAAAAAAGAAGAAGAAAAACAGCATTACAACAACGTTCACTGCAATTAAAAATTAATCAAAATTATATTTAGGAGGATTCATAATGAACCCAGAATTAAGAGCATTAATCGAAAAGCAGCAAGGTATTCTTAATACTGCTAAAAGTGCAAATCGTGATTTAACTACAGAAGAACAAACTCAATTTGATGAATTACAACGGGAAATAAATGCATTGAAAAGTAATGGTGAATCTAATCATCCTACACCTACACCATCACCAGATAATACTCAACGAGCATTGGAATTAGAGCGTAAACGAATTTCAGAGTTATCAAGCTTATGTCGTTCATTTGACGTAGATAACAAAGAAATGGAACGTTTTATCTCAGAAGGTACGACAATTGATCAAGTTCGCTCTTTATTTTGGAAAAACAATTGAAAGATGGTGCACCGTCAACTACAAAAGTTACTGTAGATGAAAAAGACAAATTCCGAGCTGCCGCAACAGATGGGTTAGCTTTACGTTTAGGAATGGATGTTAATAAACCAGCGCCGGGTGCTACAGATTTCCGCAGCTTATCATTACGTGAATTGGCTAAAGAAACATTGCGTATGGAAGGTGTTAATAATGCCTTTCGATTGTCTGACGAAGAGATGTTACGTCAATATTTAAACCCTACGTCAACATTTACAAGCATCATTGATACTACTGCCCGTAAAGTATTTGAACAAGCATATACAGAAGCAGAAACAACTTATCAAAATTGGACAAGAAAAGGAACACTTAAAGATTTCCGTCCTACAAAAACATACCAAACAGGTACAGCAGGCGAACTCAAATTAGTTAAGGAAGGTGGAGAACTTGAACACGATAATCCGAACGGATTTGAAGGTGCTCAACGCCAACTGTTAACATTTGGTCGCCAATTTACAATGACTCGTGAAGCGTTTATTAATGATGATGTTGGTTTCTTGAATACTCTACCTGCTCTTTATGCTCAGTCTGCACGTTTAGGCATTAATAAGTTGGTTTATAAAACGTTAGCTGAAAATGCAGCTATTTACGACGGCAAAAAGTTATTTTCTAATGATCATAAAAACGTATCTGGGGTTTCAGGTGCACCGTCAATCGATACAATTTCAGCAATGCGTCAATTGATGAGAAAACAAACTGCACCAGGTGGAACAGTTAAAATGAATATTTCACCTAAATATATGATTGTGCCAACATCCCTTGAGACAAAAGCTGGTCAATTGATTGGGTCTGCAGTTGATCCAAATGGCGTCCATTCAGCAGTACAAAACCCATTCTTCAATAGCTTGACGATTATTTCGGACGCTGAACTTGATGACGCAACAGCTAACGGAGAAAAGGAATGGTACTTAGCAGCAGATGCTTTACGTGCAGCAATTCAAGTAGATTTCTTAAATGGTATTGATATGCCAACTATTCAAATGAGACAAGCACCTGCAGGACAATTAGGCTTTGCATGGGATATTTTTATCGACTACGGCGTAACGGTAACTGACTACCGTACTTTAGTTAAAAATAATGGACAATAGAAGGGTGATGAAATATATGAAAGCAGTATATATTCAACGTGGTGAAGCAATAGATTATAAAAATTCTACTCTAGAATTAATTGCTGTAGGAGATGTAGTGGCGCTTAAAAATCGTATCGGTGTTGCTGGTGATGATATTCCTGCAGGAACATCTGGAACGCTCCATTTACAAGGTGTTTATGAACTTGAAGCAGATAGTTCTGCAGTATTTGAAGTTGGCCAAATCGTTTATTTAGTGGATGGTAAAATTACAGCGGAAGGCGAAATTGTGGCCGGAATGGTTGTAATGCCGAAAAGTGCTTCAGGAACAAAAGTACGCGTAAAAATCGATTAGAGGTGATTATATGTTGAAATTAATTAAAACAAAAACCTCAGTTCTTTTGCCAGGTGGAATTATCAAAAAGGCAGGCGAAACTTTTATGTGCGACTTAGCTTTTGCTGAAAAGCTTATTCAAGCTAAAAATGCCATTGAAGTGGAGCAAAATGAGGGAGTTTCCACTGTTAAAAGTCTCGACGATATGACGATTAATGAATTGAAAGAATTTGCGGTGCAGAATAATATAATTATCGATGAGCGATTGACGAAGAAAGACGATATTTACGAAGCCGTAAAAGCAGGTTTGGACAATGCGCAGGAAATTTAAAGATTTTTTGCGAACAGATCTTGAGAAGGTATTCTTCAATGAAGATGAGTTTGCTGAATTTATGAAAATCGATAATTCACTCATAAAAGTTATTATTGATGGCGATAAATTAATGGAATACAATAGCACGTTAAGTGAGGGGCTTACAGAAGGTGAGCTTCTTTTTTATGCTAAAATTTCTGAATTTGAAGAAGACTTATTTGTCGGTAAAGAAATCGTGTATAGCAATAGCTATTACATTATTAGTAGTGTCTCTGAAAATGAAGGGCTATATACAGTTGTATTGGTGGCGAAACAATAATGATCGAGCAAACTATTACGATAGACCAAAGAACCGTCAAAAATGTTCAAAAACGTTTAAAAGGTATTGAAAGAAAGGCCCCTAATGCTATTTCAAACGCTCTAAACCGTACAATAAGCAATTTAGCCACTAACATGGGGCGAGAAGTCCGTGCGGTTTATTCGGTAAAAGCATCAGATATAAAATCAACTTTAATAAAAAGAATAGCAAAACCAAACGCTTTAAACGCTTCTATCAAGTCTAAAGGTAAAGTTTTAGGGTTAGATCAGTTCAAAGTATCACCAAAAACTGTACAACCATTGAGAAAAAAGCCAATTAAAGTAGCTGTTAAAAAAGGCGGCTTGAAACCAATACCAAAAGCCTTTGTTGGAAATGTTAGTGGTATCAAAGTTTTCGAAAGAGTTTCAAAAGAACGACTACCTATTCGTCGGCTTTATGGTCCATCTGTACCACAAATGCTAAAAAATGTGGGTGTTCAAGGAAAGTTAAGAGATCAAGCCAATAGCAAATTCAGAGAACGCTTAGACCATGAAATAAACCGGCTAATAGAAAGGAGTAAGGCATGATACCACTTAGATTACAAAAAGGCATAATAAAACGATTGGAAAAGTTATTTAAGAAAAATCAATATCAAAGGCCTCCCAAGTCAGATGAGATTGAAAGTGATGTTCATTATTCGAAATTAAACTTTTACGAACAAAATTTGCCAATCAAAAATGCAAAAGATGATTCTCCTTATCCTCTTGTCCTAGTGAAACTTATGCATGGAGATAAAGCAAATTCTAAAGCAGATCACATAATAAACATTCAAATTGCAGTTGGTGTGTATAACAATTTAAAATCTTGTGATGGTCACAGAGATGTGGCACAAATCCTATCATCATCGATTGAACATTTTGAAAAAAATCCAATTATCGAAGGGATGTTTGAACTAGATTTGGATTCATCTATCAATTGGGAGCTATCTGATGAAGATACGTTCCCATTTTATTTTGGTGCAGTAAGTCTGAATTTCAAAATACCATTAGAACAATTTAAAAACAGAACAGATGTGGAGGGGTTAATTTGACAGTAGTAAAGAAAATTACAAAAGATGAAATCGTTAAAAATGAAGTAACAAAATCCACGTTGCCAACAATTTATATAGGGCCAACTATACCGAAATCAGGGTTACAAAACGGCGTTATTTTAAAGAACGGCATTCCCAATGATGCAAAAAAACATGTGGAACAGTGCCCAGAAATCGGAAAAATGGTGATTTCAGCAGAGTTAGTCGCAGAGTCACGTTTAAACATTGCAAAAATCGGTACACCAGAAAATAAATTTTTTGAAAGAATTGCAGCTTATGTTGGGGGGCTTAATTAATGGTTAAACAATACTTGCATGGTGTTTATTCAACTGAAACGCCTTCAACGGAACCACCTACTGTTACGAAAAATGGCGTTCAATTTGTTGTTGGAGTAGCACCAATCCACTTAGCTAAAGAACCAAAAGTGAACGAAATTGTTATTGCAGAATCTATTGACGATGTCAAAAAATTTCTAGGGTATTCAGACGACTTTGCTTTTGGAACGTCTGAATCGGCTTTTGCCTCATTTGAAGTTGCGAAAGTTGCACCAGTAGTTTTCGTAAATGTATTAGATCCTGAAAAACATGTAACAGCTGAAAAAACAGAAACGGTTACAATAACTAAAAACGGCGCTTTTTTAAAATCAAAACGTGCTCTCTTAGGAACTGTTACTTTGAAAAGTATAGATGATTCTAAAACATTCATTGAGGATACAGATTACACAATTGCATATGATGCAAACTATCAAGCAATTATTTATCCAATTGCATCTTCAACAAATCTAGCAACAGGCGTAGAAGTTAAAGTTACTTTTAAAGAAGTAGATGTCGAAGCTGTAACAGTTTCAGATATTTTAGGTGGATATGATGCTTCAACAAGTGTTACCACAGGCTTAGAACTAGTACGAAAAGTATATCCTCGATATGCTGTTCGCCCAGATATTCTTTTAGCACCAGGATTTTCACAAAATCCAATCATTAAAACTGCTTTAGAAGCAAAAACAGCGAACATTAGTGGTGTATTTAAAGCACGTACATTCACAGATATTGATACAAAAACGGCTAAAACATATGAACAAGCACAAAGTTGGAAAGAAGATAATTTATACACTGACATGCGAAATACCGTTTTATGGCCAAAGGTTAAAAAGGACGGCAAAATTTTAAATTATTCTTCTTATTTAGCTGCATTTCGTTCTGCACAAATCGCAAATGATGAAGATAATTTGCCTGTAGAATCATTCTCTAACAAAGAAATTGGCGTTGATGCCTTCGTTTTAGAAGATGGTACAGAGGTTTATTTGGAACATGAAGAAGCGAATGCATTGAACGGTGCAGGCATTGTGACTGGTTTACAATGGGGCGGTGTATTACGTTCATGGGGGAACAATACAGCTCTTTATCCAAAATCAGTAGTTGCACAAGACCGCTTTTCAATGGTTCGTGATGCACTGGATTGGTATGCAAATTCATTTATTACAGAATTCTTTGATAAAGTTGATGATTTAACGAATATGCGTTTAATTGAATCGATTACAGATGAAGAAAATGCTCGTTTATCCGTACTTGTTGGTAAAGGCCGCGTTGCTGGAGCAGAAATTTCATTTTCCACAATTAAAAATTCTGTTGCGCAGATTCTAAATGGTCAAATTTACTTTGACAGAAAAGTAGCTTTCTTCACTCCAGCAGAAGTTATTCAAGACGAAGTTACATTTGATCCAACGTTTATTGAAACGGCCATTTTTGGCTAGAAGGAGGATAACAAACAATGCCAAATTCAATTCCATACGCAATCGCAGATTACAGCGTTTATTTAGGTCAAGATAAACTAAAGGGCGTAGCTGGTGAAATTACTCTACCAGACATCGAAGAACAAACAGAATCGTTCGAAGGTGCAGGTATATTAGGGGAAATTGAAGTCGGTACCGCAGGCCGATTTTCGAAGTTTGAAGTAGAATTCCCATTTGTAACAATTGATCGGGAAGTTACAGAACTTAAAAAGAATAGCGATAAAGCTATCTATTTACGCGCTGCAGGCGCTTATGTCAATAAAGAGACAGGCAAACTAGAGTACGTTAAAGTGAAAATCACTCTTAAAGGTCCACGTCCTGCTGTAAGCTTGGGGAAATTAGCAGCAAACAAACCAACAAACTCTACGGTTAAAATGAAACCGTTCTATATCAAAGTTGAAGTAAATGACGAAATTTTACTTGAGGTAGATAAATTAAACGGTGTCTACAAATTAAATGGTGAAGATCAGTTATCTGTAATCAATTCATATTTATAGAAGCAATCAAAAGGCGAGAAACATTTCGCCTTTTTCTTTTTTACAAAAAAACATTTCAAGGAGGGCATATCATGCCAAATACTAAAAATGAAGCATTAACTATCAATTTCTCTAAACCTTTCGAATTTGAAAGTAAAACCTATGAATCTGTGAATTTAACAGGGTTAGAAGATGTAACAGCAGCACATCTTTCCGCTGTTGAAGATCAAGTTACAGCTATAGTTCCAGAATTATCACTTGAATATGCATTATTATTGGCTGCACAAGTAACAGAACATCCAGTTGAATTCTTCAAATCTTTACCTGGTAAAGAAGGATTAAAAGTAAAACGTGTGGTGCAAAGTTTTTTGAACAACTAGGGATATTAGTTGAAAATCCCTTCAATCCAAATACTTACGATGTAGGTATTACAACAGACGACATGCTTCAAACTTGCATGGCTCTTGGATATAACACACGTTCATCTTATTTAGATTTTTATAATATGCGACTTTTAAGCCTAAATAAGCACATTGCAAGCGCAAACGAGGTGTTTAACAAAAAATGAGTTCATCAAATATATTCGAGTTTGAATTTCAACTTGGTGGAACAATAACACCAGAAATGAAACGTGCATTTGAGGATGCTAAAAGGCACATGGGCGGTTTAGAAAACAAATCAAAGATCAGTACCAAAGCAATTAAAGTTGGCGCGGCAGCGGCTGCAACAGCTTTTGTTGCTGTTGGAGCTGCAATTGGAAAAGCTATAAAATCTGCAAGTGAATATCAAGATGCAATGGCACAAGTTCAAGCCTCAACTGGTGTAAGCACCTCTGAAATGAAGGAAATGAAAGAAATCGTTAAAAATCTTTACAATGAGAATCTTGGTGAGGATTTCAACGATTTATCAGAAGCTGTCTCGGCAGCTAGACAAGTAACAAAATTGCAAGGTAAAGAGTTACAAGCTGTTACTGAACAAGCCGTTTTGTATCGGGATGTTTTTGGTGAAGATGTTAGCGAATCTATCAAAACAGCTGATACGATGATGAAAAACTTTGGTATTTCATCAACAGAAGCTTATAACCTGTTAGCACAGGGTGCACAAGAAGGTCTAAATAAGTCTGATGAATTGTTGGATTCTGCAAATGAATACGCACCTTATTACAAAGCGCTTGGCTATTCTGCAAATGAAATGTTTGATTCTTTCAAAAACGGCCTCCAAAAAGGGGCATTTAACCTTGATAAAGTCGGGGATGCAATGAAAGAGTTTAACATACGTGCCAAAGATGGTTCTAAGGCTTCTTTAGAGGCTTTTGCGGATTTAGGCTTAAATGGTAAGGAATTAACGCAAACGTTCGCTAAAGGTGGGGATGGCGCCAAACAAGCGTTTAAAAAGGTCGCCACAGCAATCGGAAATGTTAAAGATCCAGCGAAGCAATCACAAATTGCGGTTTCTTTGTTCGGAACACAAGCAGAAGATTTAGAAATGAAAGTTATCACATCGATGGGCAATGTTAAGAGTGAATTTGACGGAACTAAAAAGACGATGGAAAAAGTAAAAGAGGTCAAATTCGACACCTTAGGAGCCGGTTTTAAATCAATTGGTCGTCAATTATATACAGGACTCGTTTTGCCTTTAGGTGATTCATTTATCCCTGTTCTTCAAAAGGTAAGCAAATTTGCATCTACTGCAATTCCAAAAGTGTCTAGTACTATCAAAACTACATTCAAAACAGTTAAAGAAGTCATTTCGAATGTTTCTAACGGGCTTTCTAGCGACAAAGGGTTTAGTAATTATCTAAATGTAATTAAAAAATTTGGTAGTGGGGTTAAATCAGTAATTTCAGTAGTCGCCCCTTATGTAAAACAAGGACTTAGCGGGGTAATTTCTTTTGTTAAATCAACGATTCAGAAAGTGAAAAGTTTCTGGGATCAAGACGGGCAGCAAATCGCTCAAGCTGTGCAAAACGTTTTCAAAGGCATAAAAGCTGTTGTGGGCTTCGTCATGCCATTTGTCTTAATGATAGTAAAATCCGTTTGGAATAACGTAAAAGGTGTCATAACGGGCGCTCTAAACATTATTATGGGCGTGGTTAAAGTTTTCGCGTCTCTTTTCACGGGAGATTTTAAAGGAATGTGGACAGGTGTTAAGCGTATCTTTTTTGGAGCTGTAACAGGAATATGGAATCTATTCCAGCTAATGTTTTACGGGAAACTTCTAAAAGGTATTGGCATTGTTGCTAAGAGTGGTATGAATATCTTTAAAAGCATGTGGACAGGAATTAAAGGTTTTTTCGTGAATGGTGTAAAAACTGCAAACGATAAAATAGTTTCTTTCGCGCAGGCGCTTGCAAAAGGCTTTAAAAGTGCTAAAAATAATGGAATTGAAATCATAAAATCGCTTTGGACATCTACAAAAGCGTATTTTTCTAAAATCGTTGATGGAGCAAAAGCATTGCCAGGGAAAATGGGACAAGGCATTAAAAACAATGCGAAAAAAGCGCTGTCAGGTATTACTTCTATGGGGAATGATGTTCTAGTCGGTATGGGTAAAATTGTGAATGGGGTAATAAAAGGATTGAACTGGATCGGTGGGAAAATTGGTATTGATGCCAGTATTCCAATGTGGTCTGTTCCCCAATATGCAAATGGGACTCAAGGACATCCTGGCGGACTAGCTGTATTAGGTGATGGTGGTGGTCCAGAGTTATTCCGTACACCTAATGGAAAAGTTGGAGTATCACCTGGTACCGATACGCTTATGAATTTACCAAAGGGAACTCAAGTTATTCCTCATCGTCAAACAGCTCAAATTATGGCAAGTATTGTTCCAAAATACGAAGTAGGCACTGGTGTTAAAAACGCATTAAATAAAGGGAAAGAGTGGGTTTCGTCGGCTTACGGAACTGTAAAAGATTCTGTAAGTGATACGATGGACTATTTAACATCTCCAAAATCCGCATTTAAAACGATTATTGAGAAATTTGGCGTTACAGACAAAATAGCAGGCGTAAAAGGTTATTATTCAAGAATTGCTAGTGGTGGACTTGATTTCGTCAAAAATGGCGCATTGAAGTGGTTAAAAGAAAAAATTGGTGATTTCGGAGCTTCTATGGGCAACATTTCAGGTGGGGCTTCGGCTTGGAGCAATATAATTAAACGTGCAGCAGCAGTTATGAAAGTAAATTTGTCTGCAAGTGAATTAAGAGGTATTATTGCTCAAATTCATCGTGAATCTGGTGGGAATGCACAGATTACACAATCGAGTGCAGTAGTTGATGTGAACACATTGAACGGTAACCCAGCGAAAGGTCTATTGCAGTACATACCACAAACGTTCGCGGGTTATGCAGTAAAAGGGCATAAAAACATTTTCAATGGTTATGATCAATTATTAGCATTCTTTAATAACTCAAACTGGCGCCATGATTTACCATACGGTAAAAGTGGTTGGGGTCCATCTGGCTCACGTCGCTTTGAAAAGGGTGGAGACGTTAACACAGATGATACTATTTTAGTCGGTGAAAACGGTCCAGAACTATTACAAAATAGGAAAGGCTCACGCATTTTCAATACAAATAAAACGCAGAGTCTTTTAGATAACATTAAACGATTTAAAGAGAATCAAAGCAAAACAGCATCAACACAGCCAAAAGTTTTCCAAATAACATATGCACCAGAAATTCATGCTGAAGGTAATAGCGATTTAGATTTCGGTAAATTAATGGCCATTCTTAAATCCGATTATCATCGGTTTAAGAAAGAAATTACATTACTACTTGAATCTGCTGAACACGAAAATACAAGCGTTTCATTCGAATAGGAGGCAAGAATTTGGAAACATATATCACAAAACAAGGTGAAACCTGGGACCAACTTGCTTACCAAATTTGGGGAAGCGAGTATTTAATGACAGATTTAATTGAAGCAAATCAAAAATATCGTGAATACATTATTTTTCCAGAAGGTATTGAATTGACAGTACCAGATATCGAAATCGATACAGATTCCGCTGATGTTCCTGACTGGCTTTTAGATGACGAATTTGACAATGATAAGAATATTGTAGACAACGAAGGGGATGGAAAACCGGATGACGAAATCGACGAAATCAACTAGAGCCTCATTGTATGTAAAATATAAAAACAAAAATATGTCAACGTCTATCGCTCCAAATTTACAATCATTCAACTTTTCCAAGACTATCGCTGGTTCTGGTGATAGTTTTTCTTTTGCTCTCGCAGATCCGACAAGTAAATGGATTGGAAGTTGGAAACCCAAAACTGGTGCTGAAATTTATGCTTCAGCTGAATATTGGGGATTTAACGGTTGTCAAACGATTCGAAAACTTATATTTGGCTATTTTGAATTAAATAGCATTAGCGTAAAAGCACCTCCTACAACAGCGAGCATCGAGTGTTCGTCCATTCCAAAGGGCAAAGGTACCAAAACAAAGCGTTCCCAATCATATAAGAATTGCACGATGCGGAGTGTCTCAGGCCTTATTGCAAAAAGATTGGGTGTGAAGTTAATTTATAAAGCGAATAGCACCCCTTCTTACGATATTTTAGAGCAAACAAAAGAAAACGACCTGGTTTTTTTGAAACGAATTTGTTCTGAAAGTGGTTTTAGCCTTAAAATTTCTACAAAATATTTAACTATTTTAGACGATGCAGATTTAGAAGCCAAACCATCAAGATATGTTATCAATAAATCAAATACTCGTATTATATCTTACGATTTCACAGAAACATTAAATGGTGGTTATAGATCTTGTAAAGTCTACTATAAAAAAGAAATAAAGACGAAAGTTAAAGTGAAAGACAAAGATGGAAAGATACAAACAAAAACAAAAACGTCGAGTAAAACTATTTCATGTTCATTTACACCCAAAAAACCACCAGCAACCGGTGGAATTTTAAAAGTTGAAGAAGAATTTAAAAATTTAGCTATAGGTAAAAGAATCGCTCAAAACAGGCTACGTGAAGCAAATAAAGAACTCAACAAAGCAACCATTGCATTCGCAGGACTATTGAATGTAAATGAGGGCGATACAGTAGATTTGAAGGGCTTTGGTGGCTTTGATGGAAAATACATCATTACAACTTATTCAGGCAACGTATCAGTATCTGGTACTGATTGTACGCTAGAATTACGCAAATGTTTAGTCGGCTATTAAAGGGGGCTTACAAATGGCAACGTCTAAAAAGAAAACAACCAAAAAGGCTAAAACGAAGTTAGGCAGTTTTGCTGGCATTACTTTTGTAGTTTCCAGAAAGAAGATATTAACATTTAGCGAGTTAAAACGTGATGATGTTGCACGGTGGACTGACCACGAAGTTTTAAATGGAAAATCTATTTCGGAATTTTTAGGGCCCGGGCTTTCAGCAATTTCTTTAAAAATTGAGTTACGGAAATCTTTGGGTATTTCAAATCCCTATTCTCAATTATCCAAATTAAGAAAGTTTGCTTCAAACGGGAAAACAAGCGCTTTTATACTTGGTAAAAATACTATTAGCAATGGGAAATTCAAAATTGAATCAATTGGACAAGAGTTCGAAGAAATTGCTCCCAACGGTGAAGTTTTAACAATCTCTGTTGATTTAACACTAAAAGAATTTTATTCAACCACAGTAAAAAAGGCTACTATTAGCAAAGCTCAATCTAAAAAAACAGCAAAGAAAAAGAGCGCAGCAAAGAGTAAAGCGAAAACAACAGGCACCATAACAGTTAAACCAAAAGCATTAAACGTCAGAATGTCACCATCTTTAAAAGGAAAAATAAAAAAAACTTTAAAAAAAGGCGATAAAGTTAAAGTCTACGGTACAAAAAAGACAGACATTACCTGGTATAACCTTGGCGGTGGTCTCTACTGTTCAGCAGGTTCTAGTTATGTGTCATTTAAAAAAAGCTAAAGGAGGCGTTTTTTTGCTATATACACGCACAGGTGCACCAAAAGCAATCGATTGGGGAGCAACAGGAAAAAAGGCATTATTACAAAGCATGGATTTTGCATTACTAACGCCCGTCAATAGCCTTTTTATGGCTCGTAAAGAAGGTTGGGACATACCAATTGGGGAAACAATTAATGAAGCGTTTGAAACATCGATGGCCGGTAATATTGCCAATATGTTTATAGAGCAATTTGAACATAAAGGCGTTGCAATGCAAAGTATTGATTTTAAATACGATGAAGACTATCGTGTGATTCCAGTTTTAGGGGTGGAAATAGAAGATGACGAGGTTTAATTTACCGGATAACGACTTTGTAGATGATACAGTAGAAGATTTAGAAACTTATGCTGTCAATTTATTTGAAAGTGAAATGGGTGGTACTGTACGACTAGAAGATGGTGATCCCCGACGAAATGTATTAAAAACCGTGGCAATGGTCGGATACATGATTCTGAATAACATCAACTATGTTGGAAAACAGAATCGTTTGAGTGATGCAGAAGATATTTATTTAGATTTTTACGGTAACAGTAAAAATACCCCACGAAAGGAAGGTAAGCCTGCAGTAACAATCTTGCAATTTGAATGTGATGGTGAACCTTTCATAATCCCTAAAGGTACTGAAGTTTATATTAATGAACATTTCTTTGCAGCAGATGTTGAAACGGTCGTTGAACAATATACAGAATTTGTGGAAGTTCCGTTTACTGCAACTGAAATTGGAAGTGGAGCGAACGGATTTTTACCCGGACAAATCACAGAACTTGTTTCACCAGACGAATTTGAGCATGTTTTATCTGTTCAAAATATCATGAAAACAACTGGTGGGACTGACATTGAAAGTGATGATGATTATGCAGCACGAATTCAACTTTCGGGGAATCAATTTGCAACAGCTGGACCGGAAGAAGCTTGGATTTTCCATGCTAAATCAGCCGACGGAGGAATTTTTGATGTTTATCCAGATGTACCAGAAGCCAATATAGTTAATTTATATTTATTAGCAACTGGTGGAGAATTTACAACAGAGGCACAAAAAAAGGCGGTACTGGATGTGTGTAACGACAAAACGATTCGACCTATGGGGGATTTAGTTTCTGTATTAGATCCAATTACAGTATCTTATAACATTGATATTTCTTATTATTGCGAAGTTACACAAGATGTTGATTTAGTTCAAAAAGCTATTGAAAATGCAGTTACTGAATACGTTTTATGGCAAAAGTCCAAAATCGGTCGTGGTATTGATCCCACTCAATTATTATCTTTATTACAAATTGCAGGTGCGCAACGTCTTACTGTTTCCCCGAACGTCTATCAGGCAATAGGCAAAAATGAGTTAGCTGTAGCAAAAGACATCAATATTAATTTCAAAGGTGTTATTAATGACTGATTTAAGCAACTTTGATTTATCGAAAATGTTATATGGGAAACTAGCATTTTCGGATGTTGACAAAGCTATTTTAAAAGCCTCTAGTGAATTGTTGCACTATGTACATGACAAAGCAAAAGTTCTCGATCCAATGGCTGAAAAACCAGAATGGCTATTAGACAATATTGCAATTGCGGATGGTGTAGATTTTTATGATAAGTCTTTCACGGTATCGCAAAAGATGCTAATTATCAAAAATAGCGACTTTTTAAAATCAAAAAAAGGGACACCTATTGCGGTTGAACGTGCACTATCAAATATATTTTTAGATGCAGAAGTACTAGAGTGGTTTGATTACGATGGACAAAAAGGACACTTCAAAGTCTATGTAACTGTTTCAAATGTAGTATCTCCAGAAATAAGAAATTTAGCTTTAAAAGTCATTGAGAAATACAAACGGAAATCACAAATATTAGATGAACTAAACTTTAAAACTGTTAACTTAACGGCGAGTCAGCGTTTAGCATTAGCAATGCAAATTGCACAAATCATAACTTTAAATAACAGTGAGGTGTAAAAATGACCACAACATTAATTACAACAGCTGGCAAACAAGCCATTGCAGAAGCTATTGCAAATAAAACGACTTTAAAAATTTCTCGCATTGCTGTTGGGGATGGGGCTGGTGCTACTTATACACCTACAGTTTCTCAAACGGCTCTAAAGGGACAAAAGTGGTCTGGTGAATTAAATAGAAAAGTCGTTAATCCAGAAAACCAAAAGCAAATAATTTTCGAAGGTTTGATAGCCTCTGGTATTGGTGGTTTTTTCATTCGAGAAGTAGGCTTATTTGATGATAATAATGTACTTATTGCAATTTCTGATTTTCCAGAAAGTTTCAAAGCAACTGCAGATCAATATGAATTATATATACGTATGATTTTAGAAGTTTCTAATACCAATGTTACTAATATCATTGTTAATAATGATTTGGTGTATGCAACAAAAGAATTTGTCGAAAAATTTGTTAATTCATCCGGAATTGCTGAAGAACTTGCTGCACATCAGAGAGATATAGAAAAGAAAGTTGATAAAGTTACAGGAAAAGGTCTTTCTACAAACGATTACACGACTACAGAAAAAAACAAACTTGCCGGTATTGCTACTGCAGCAAATAATTATGTCCATCCATCCTCACATCCAGCATCAATGATCACAGAGGATGCTACTCATCGTTTTGTCAGTGACACAGAAAAAAATACCTGGAACAATAAAGAAACTACTACTGGAGCACAGGCTAAAGTAGATGCTCTAGCTGGGACTGGAAATACTAAAACTGTGAAACAAATCGATGAGGCTTTTACTAAGCATCAGGCGGAAATAAAAGACTATGTGAATACTCGAGGTTTTCTTTCAGGTTCGGATTTATCTAGTGGATACACTATCGGCGATTGGAAGATAGGGACTTCTAATCTGAACTCTGCCTCTGGAAATATAAAGATGGGTAACTCTACAGGGAATATTGTATGTAACAATTTAACTCAAACGTCAAAACGAGAATTAAAGAAAAATATAAAGTCGTGGGATGGCGATGGCTATGGAATTGTGAAAAGCGTACCTGTTCGTCAATTCCAATATATTGATGAATTAGACGAAGAATTTCCGCATGTAGGATTTATTTTAGATGAAGTAAGCCCATGGATGGCTGATATCGAAGGGAATGGCGTATCGGTCAATCAAACAGTCAATATTTTATTTGATGCGCTACAAACGGCCATTGCAAAAATCGAAAGGTTGGAAGGAGTGATTAACAATGGATAAAGAAGAAATATATCAGAGTATGATTCAAACTTTAGGTCAAAAGGTTTCCACCCTAGAAATAGAAAAGGCTGAACTAAATGCTCTTTTAGTGCAAGCTCAAAAGCATCTTAATGCACTAAAGAAAGGAGGTGAGAAGAAAGATGAAACTCCTGTTAAGAAATGATGTTGATACGCTTAAAAGTACCGATAATGCTACTTTAATTAAAATGGCAATCACTGATGAAAATAATCAATTTGTTGATTTGCAACAGTTCAAAACTATAAACGTTGGTATAGGCTATCAAGGAAACTTAGTAAACACAGAATCTCCTACGATTGATTATGAAAATAATTCATTCTCCTTCACCATGTCTCATAGTTTGCCCGCTGGGAAGTATGTAATTGAAGTTAATTTAGTTCACCAAGATGATACCGTGAGTATAGCGCCCAATGCAGGCGTTTTTATTTTGACCATAGAGAAGTCATTGGGTGAAGTTGGAGAGACAGTGACTGTTATTTCTGTACAGCAGCTGTTGAATGATATGGCTGCTGTTAGAGAGCTAGCCGAAAAGACTTCATCTGATATTGTCGCTGCAGTTACAGCAGCTAATGAAGCAAAGCAAGAATCAACTGAAGCAACAAGGGTAGCTCATGAAAACACCTCAACAGTACATGCTGCATTGAATATAGCCAATGAAGCTAAAACTGAATCATCAAATGCAACTAAGACTGCAAATGAAGCAAAAGTAATTGCTGAAAATGTAGAGACAATTTCAACTGAAACAAAAGCAATTGTGGAAGATATAAGGGTTACAGCGAATGAAGCAAATGCAAATTCTAATGTTGCCGTAAACGATTCACTTGAAGCTAAAAACACTGCCAATGACGCTAAAACAACTGCCGATAATGTCCGCTCAGAGTTCGATAAAATTATTAAAGAATCCGGTAATGTAGATGCGGAAGTTATACAGGCACGTGGCCAATATGGAAGTTTGCCGGAGCGATTAGAAGCGAGTGAGCTTGCTATAGATGAAAAAGCTAGATTGACATTGGAAGATGCAAAGAAATATACAGAGGAAAAAATAGCGAGCATTCCACCTGTTGATTTATCCGAATATGACAAAACAGTTGATATAGAGAATAAGGATAAAGCAACATTACAAAGCGCCAAAGATTATACTAATGCAGAAATCTCAAAAATTCCTTCAGTTGATTTAAATGGATATTCTACTACCGAACAAGTTGAAGCTAAAGATGCTGAAATTTTAGAGCAAGCAAAGCAATACACAGACAATCATGTTCCAGTAATTGATACAAGCGGATTTGCAACGAAAGATTCAGTTGCAGATGTAAACAACACTCTTGCTGTTCATCAGGAATATGATGATACGACGTAACTCTAGCGCCCGATTAGGTGTATTTTTTTATACAAAAAAGAGCTTACGGAATTTTCCATAGGCTCTTATTTAAAACCAATATAACTAGGGTTGTCTAAACAAGTTTCAATATACTCCTCTAAAGTCAGAGGGCAATGATGGTCATTTACATCATTCATCCAGTCATCGTAACCGGATGCTATTTTCATTTTGACAATGTCATTTTTTAACCATTCTTTCGCTAGTTCACTGTCAATGAAATGTAGAAAAGCTAATTCGACTTCTTTAAGGGTTGTCATGTTTATTCACCAATCCAATTTTAATAAGTTCTCGAATGGCTTCATTCCGGTTCTTTAGCTTTTTATCATGCCAGTAGTTTTCAATCTCTTTCAACAGCTCGTTGGGAAACGTCACAAGGACTTGAGTGTTTTTATCTTTGTCTATAGCCATACATTCACCACCCTAAAGGTATTATAAGTTATATAACTTTATATTGACAATAGGAATGCTTGTTTGTATCATATATTATATAAGTTATATAACCCAATTCAAAGGAGTGTATACATTGACGAATAAAGCAAATGAAATGTTAATTTCTGAACTCGTCTGATATATTTCAGAATTAGTACCGGTGAATGTTGAAAATACTAAAAATAAATTATCGACAATCTTTTCAAAATATCATGTAACCAAAGTTGAGCAGGATGAAGTGCATCCAGATTTAACTGAAAAAACAGTCCTTTTTCTTTCTTCAAAGAAACTAGAAGGATTAAGTCAAGTGACTCTAGATAGCTATAAAATAGAGTTAAGGATTTTTTCAGAGCATGTTAAAAAGAGAACTGATGACATCACTACTTCAGATGTTCGTGTTTATTTAGGGAAGTTTGAACATCTGAAACTAAGTTCAATCTCAAGGAAATTGTCTGTTTTGAAAAGCTTCTTTAGTTGGCTGACAGCAGAGGAATTTATCTTGCGTGATCCTACTGCAAAGATAAAGCCTCCTAAAAAAGAAAAACGATTGCCTAAGGCACTTACAATTGAAGAATTAGAAATGCTAAGAGAATTTTGTAAAACAAATAGGCAGCGAGCATTTCTTGAAGTAATGTATGCAACAGGTTGCAGATTGTCTGAAATCCATAATTTAAACAAGTCCGATATCAATTATCAAGCCATGAGCTGCAGAGTTATTGGTAAAGGAAATAAAGAACGTGAAGTCTATTTTAGCCATAAAGCAATGTACCATCTTAAAAAATACTTAACCACTCGCACGGATGATTGTGAAGCTTTATTTATAACTGAAAGAAAGCCATGTAGAAGGTTATCTAATAGAGGTATACAACGCGAGATAGGTAAGATAGCCGAACAAGCAGGGTTGGAAAAGCCTGTGCATCCTCATGTATTACGGCATACTTTTGCTACATTAACTTTAAATAACGGTGCGGATATAGTTGCCATTCAAGCATTGTTAGGACATGAAGATCCTTCAACTACGCAGATTTACGCGCAGTTAACAGAAGAGAAAAAACATGAGCAACATAAAAAATATTTAGTTCAATAGGAGCCTTAATAGGGCTCCTTTTATTTTAGGGGGAAGTGAGGTGTGCAAATGGAGGAGAAAACAATGAGAGCAGCAACCGTAGTAGAAATTGTATTGACGTATATCAGCATTGGTTGGGCGTATGTCCTTTTTACAACACCTACATTATTTGAACAGAGTCCAAATTGGAATCAAATCAAGGAAATTGCAAATTATGAATGGGTCTTGGCAATTTGTGCTCTGATATGTGCAACGGTAAAAGTATTAGGTATTGCATTTCATAGCCGCATTACAAGGTATATAGGTTTAATTATGTCGGCTATTCTATGGATTTTGGTTTCAGCTGCTTTTTTGGTAAGCGACGGTGATTTCAAATTAACGACAGGGTGCATCACATATAGCGGTATGGCGGTGTTAGCGCTGTGGACAAGCAAGGAAGTGTGGGCGAATGGCAGAAACGACTAATGCGGTATTAGAAGAGAAAATTAATCAACTTACTCAAGCGTTAATTGCTCATAAAGAAGACACGAAAGAGGATTTTAAAGAACGCGATGAGAAGCTTGCTATCTACAAGCGGGAAATACGTCAAGAGCTGAAAGAATTGGAAGTTGGCATTGATAGCGCTCAAAGAGTTGCTAATGATGTCAATACATCGATGAAATATGTTAAAGATACCGTAGGAGAAATGAAAACTATGGTCAATGGCTTCATCGAAATGATTACCACTCAAAATACTCAAATCGATAAGAAACTTAATGACCAAAACAAAAAAATAGATGACTTTGTCAATTCTGACAAACGAATGGATTCAAAAAGAAAATTTTTATTATCTGTACTGCAGGTCTTGGCAGGCATTATTGGCACGATTATAACATTTTGGGCAAGTGGTAAATTTTAAGGAGGTTATAGGATATGACAGCAGACAAATTAAAACAATACATCGCGCTATTCGGAGGATTGCTATCAGCAGTCCTTTTATTTTTGCAATCAGTAGGTATTAATTTCAAGTGGTATACAGATGATTCTATTAATGCATTTACTAACGTTCTTTTAGCAGCGGTACCATTCGCCTTAGTTGTTTATGGTATTTGGAAAAACACTTATGTAGTAAGTAAAGTAGCAAAAATCCAAGAAAAAGAATTAGAAAAGAAAGGGTTGAAATAATATGGGAAAACAATTCGTAATTAGCAGTGGACATGGTGACAAGGTTGCAGGAGCTATAGGAATCTTAAATGAGCATGATGAAGCTAAAAAGGTTGTCAATCGTGTATTTGATATCCTAACAAAAGAATACAATGGACAAGGCTACAAATACCATGAAACAATGGCAAATAATCAAAATCAAAACTTGGTGAATATCGTTCGCTTCCATAATGGCAAAACACGTAATTTAGATATCAGTGTCCACTTCAATAGTGCAAGCGCATCTGCAACAGGCACGGAATGTCTTTACTACGACGAAAAAACCTTGTCAGCTAAAATGAGTAAAGCAATGTCTAATGCATTAGGCATCGTAGATCGTGGACCTAAAGAGCGGAAGGAATTGTACTTCTTACGAAATACAAGTAAACCGGCCATCTTATTAGAGGTTTGTTTTGTGACATCTAGAAATGATGCTGATGCTTATCACAAACATTTTGAAGAGTTATGCCAAGCAATAGCTGGTGTAATAGCGAACGAATTGGGATATGAAAGTAAAAAAGAAGTAAAGCCAGTGTCTAAAAGCAATGATTATAAATATTACACTGAAAAATTCGACCGTTTAGTCACTCTTACTGATATTGGCGTTTATGAAGATAAAGAACTAAAAGTAGAAAAGAAACGCCATAAAAAAGATACAAAGCTTGATATCATTGATATTGCTCACTCTAAAAATGGCACTCCACGCTTCATTGTTTGTGGAGGATATTGCACAGCAAATCGTGAGTATGTAAAGGCATATACAGTTAATAAAAAGTAAAGGTTCCTCCACAATCTTGTATATGATATAATAAAGCGTTCCTAATAGGCTATATACTACTAAATCATAAAAACGCGGTTAGTCTCATGTTGTTAACATAGACTGCCGCGTTTTTTTCTTTGCATAAAAAGAGCAACTATCCGGTTTATCCAGATAGTTCAAAAAGCAATAGGGCAGTTGTTAAGTAAAATTTAATAACTGAATTTATTGTGGTTGAACTGCATCGCCAGCAGCTTTTAAAATATTCAACAGGAGTGGCGACATTTGAATGAGCACATAAGATAGTCCCGCATTCATCATCATGCTATATGATTTTTCTTTTTGACCAAGCATCATCATAAATAATGAACCAACTAGAATAATTGAAGCTACTGGTAAAGAAAGGGCTACTAAAATATCTATAATTGGATCCATTATGGTTGTGAATGAACTTAGCGCTACTTCTCCAGCAACCTCTCCTGCTTTATCTGTAAAGCCTACTGGCATAGCGTTATAAGTGGACACACTATCAATTGAACGTGTAATCCCACCTGTACTGTCTACATAGCTTGCAACCTCTAATGCAGGAGATTGAGTAGTTATTTCAGTTACTTTCTTTAAACTATTCCATGCGACCATTCCAAGACTTGCTACAGCAGGCACACATGCAGCAATAGCTAAATCTTTTCGTGTAGCATGTTGGCTCCCAAAATCAGTCCATTCACTCTCCGGCACGACTTCCACTTTATTTTTCTTAAAAAACATTTCATCTCTCCTTTTTTATCTAATCTCATCGAATGTAAACACTTTTACTACTGGTAAGCCTTCACATATCTCTTTTAATTGCATTCGTCTCAATTCCGTGGTTGTAAGCCATACAAGTGTAGGGAAGTGTCCTAACTGTTGTTCTAACGCGCCATTCGCATGTAAGGCTTTATAGTTATCTACTTTAATCCGATTTTCTGACATAGGTTGAGTATTATCAATTTCAACAAAATGAGTAGTATGTATTTGTGTAAACATTGCATCCACAACAACTGTATTATGACCATCCGATACTTTTATTTCATTTTGCCAGTCATCAGGATATTGATAAAATAGATAAAGCTCATTGCGCATAACGGTATGCTGCACATTACTTGTTTTCTTTCGAATTTTATCGCAGCCCACATATTCTCGACCAGTTTTGTTGAGGTAGTAGATTGATTGGTAGCCGTCACGGATAACCGACAGATACTCAGATAAATCATTAAGCACGCGATTGGCATTACGGACAGATTTCAAGCCGAAATAATAGCGCAACTGGTCTCTAGTGAGAAAATCAAACCTGCTCAAAAGTAACAGTATTTGTGCTTGTCGGTTGTTGAGGGGTTTGCTTAACATGGATCACTACCTCCTTTTTCGGTTTGTCTAATCTGATATGCGGTTCAATGGATTCTTTTATTATCTGATTGGTGATATATGGCGTTTGCACAATTTCACGTTTATCGGCTGTTTGATAAATAGCACGACCTGTAATCTGTGGAAGACATTCAGCGCCTTCATTATCTAAAACAACTCGACTAGCAACTGCCGATTGAACTCTAAACGAAAGCTTTGCATCACTGTTTTGTTTGCACTGTCGGGGAATAACATCACCAGTAGGGTATTGGGTAGCAAGTATCTGCCGAAAGCCTAATCCAGCACCTAGACGGGCAATTTGAGACATATAGCGTTGGCATTCTATTTTGATTGCTTTTTCTTCTCTTGTAATAGCTTCAGCTGGATTTAATTCACCGACTTCATCCACAATCACAAAGTAACGATCTTTTATTCCAGCTTGCTGTACATTCTTTTTGCCTTTTCTCCTTACTTCTTCTTGTAGTTCTCTCATACGCTCATATGCAGCTTTTAAAGTTAGCAGCGCTTCCTCTGGCTCATATGCGATACTTTTTGTTTGCTTAATATGTTCATAATCTGAAAGCTCCACACCGCCTTTTAAATCAATTAAATAAAGGTGTGTGTGCTCTGGTTCACTGTGAACCAGACTTGTAATCATTGAGTTAATAAAATTAGACTTGCCGTATCGAGTAGCTCCACCAAGCAATAAATGAGGAATCTTTTCGAAGTCATGGTATTTAAAAACGTTCTGGTTACGAGTTAGACCAACAGGCACTTTCCATTCGGAACCTGGCAAGTAATCAACCGTGGAAGGCAAGGGAGAATCATAAACACGAATGCATAAAAGTCCATCGAATGACATTTCAATTTCTTTTTGATTTGTTAGCTTAGCTTTATTTATTTGAAGAACATTCTTTAATAAATTGTTATTGAGTCTTAAATCAATGTGCTGGCGACGGTTATTTAAGCCGTCCTCAATATTTTTCTGTTTGGCTATATAATCTTCAAAACTTCGTCCATATGGAATCCGATATTTATATTCCCAACCCCATTCATGTTTTTGTTTTCGGACAAGTTGGGTTGTTAAAGTGTACTTTCCATCTTTTACATTGAGACCAGACAAGGAAATAATTCGCTGAATTTTTCCGCTGTCATTATCGGTTAAATTTTGTTTTGCAATAAAAGCTTTTGCAGCCACACCACCCATGATGGTTGTCGTAATAATTTCAAACAACATATATCCATCTCCTTTATGCGCCACTGGTTCTCATACGTAGTATGAGTTGCACCTATCTGGCATTGTTTTTAAGTAGGAAAAACAGTCAAAATAAAGGGTTTCAGGTATTCCAGATTGAATACTAGCATGGTAGGAGAGTTGGAATGGCTATTGGTAGGGAGCTTGGTATATGTATTGGTAGCGCTGATAGAAGTGAAGGAAGTAGTTAGCTTGGTAGTGTTAAGAGGAAGTTGATTAGGTATTTGACTTGGTATTAATAATGTATTACGAAATTCGTAAAAAAATATCTTGTCCTTAAAAATCTTTTTACGAAATTCGAAAAACGAATGAAGGTGAATGTTTTGATCGGAAACAGAATTGAAATAAAGTTGTACAAGCTCCTAATTGAAAATAATATGACTTATCAAGAACTAGCTGAAAAAACAGGTTTGTCTACACGAACTATTTCCACCCTGGTAAATAACAAAATGAAACAAGTTCCGATGATTGCATTAGAAAAAATTGCTGATGAGTTTAAGATAAAAGATATCCGTGATTTGATTGACTTTAAAAAATAACTACATAAAAAAGACCACCTATTTTGGTGGTCTTAGACTTATTTCTTTAATTCAACTTTATATGTTCCGATTTCGCTAAGTGTATCAGCATCTACCCCTGTAAATACGACTGGGTGAGTGTCATTATCTAAACCATAAGCTTCTACAAACTTAACGGTTTTACCAGGCAACAATTCGTTAGCACTAGCATTGTCGAGATCAACCATTTTGTTATAAGTCTCCGTGTCATCTTCGTCCCCAAAAGCATCCAAGAAATAATAGTTACCTTCTAATTCGACTTTTGAAGTGTCGTTTTCCTGTGATGGTACTAAGTTGAGCAAAGTATCATTAGGAACTACATTAGTATCATCAGTATTATTTGTTAATTCATATGTTATAAATAGTCCTGGTTTATTTTCCATTGGGCTCTTAATGATTTCGCTTTTAGTAATTTTTAAAGTGTAATTATTTGTTTCGAGTACACCGTTTTTAAAAGTAGAAGTTGGTTTTGGTGCATCCACCGTTGTTTTTTCGGCAGCACTTTTATTTTGTTCTTTTGTTTCACTTCCAGTATTATTCCCACACCCAGCCACTATTAAAGCTGAAAGTAAGATAATACTCGTTAAAATTTTCTTCAAGTTAATCCCTCCTATGCTAAATATACTATAAACTGTAAAACAAAAAAAGACCGTCAT